TTACCTAAATAATTTTCCTTTTATCAACACGAACCCATTACTTCGGTTCTTGACCATCAACTCAGTCAATCCCCATACCAACGCATCCACTCTATCGGGTGACTTCCCCTTGTCAGGGTCGAAGGTAACCATCTGACTCTCCAAGAGCGGGAACGAGCCAACATGGTACACCTGCCCCTTCTCATACAACGAATACACAGGCTCCGCTCTCACATACTTACCCTTGGTAGCAGATACTAGCTTAATCCTTGTGGTAGTCCCCTGAGCCTTCAATACAGCCTCCACCATGTCTCCACCCTGGTTCTTCTCCGCCACAATACAATCCGCATTCCACCTAAACGCTGCATCGTTGGCAATCTTCGCCCAATGATTCGGAGAATACTTCCCACTCAAATCCTCCAACACATACCCAAACCCTTCCTTACACTTACCAACCACAATGATACCTGTCTCATCACTGTTCATGTTCGCAGTCACCGCAGGATCAAGGGCAACCACAATCCGCTTCAAGTTCGGAGCTTCATCAACCCTCGCCTTTCCAATAATCGCCCTGTTCCACAACATACCCTCAGCATCATCCAACCAAGTGCCCATGAACAAGTGGTCATACCTAGCCCTATTCTCTCGCTTAGTCTTCTCAGCAGCCTGCACAAAAGACTCACTCAGATTTATCTTATTATCCAAGTATGTCGTGTGAATATAGGTCGTATCCTTTCTCTTATTCTTTACAAAGTCCTTATAAATCCAATGACTCTTGTAACTTGGGTTCATTACCAATATCACCCTGTTGTAGTTATCCTTCGCCCTGATACTCAAGTCAACCTTATCAAATATCTCAGGGTCTGTCAATTCCTCTGCCTCATCCACTACCCATGTCGACAAACCAGCAATCGACTTCAGATTTGCCGTGTTTACTCCTGAGCTAGTTTTTATTCCACGAAATAGAATTTTAGAACCTGTTAGCTTATTGATAATCTCACTCTGAGTCACATCAAAGTCATTCATCTTCCCCATTATCTCAATCTTATCCAAGAACTCTGGAATAATCGAAATAAACGCAGATACCAAGGTGTATCTAGTAAAAAGAATCACATGGCCCTTCTCGTATGTTAGATTTAGTAAGAATAGTGCTAGAGTCCAAGATTTACCACTTCCCCTCCCTCCCGTAATCAAATAGTACCTCGTATCAGGCTGCTCATAGAATAAAGGCTTGTAATCGTCTAAAAGTTGAATCATAGCTAAATTAATTAATTCGGGATTTTCATTTTTCGTTTCATTCCTGTACACTCAGAAACATACCCCCCCCTAGGGTAAATTAGTTAATTGGGGAAATCCACTTTCCAACCGGTTGCCGTACACTCACGAACATACCCTCCCCCCTTCTGTAACATATTGATACATAGTTTATTCTTCGCCCAGGTCATGGAGTGCCAACGCTTCATCTTCATCCTCCACTATCTTAGCATTCTCGATTGCAATACTCTTACCAATCCATTGAATAGGTGGCGCTATCTTCTCTCCATTAGTTGTCAGATCAATCTGCTGCTTGGGTAGTCCGAACCGATACGATAGCCATAACTTGAGTGCTTGCGTGTCTCCTTGTTGGCACTTGTATAGCAGTGCATCCCATATCTGCTGCGGTGCTGCTAACGCATCCATTTGTTCTATGAGTTTAACCTCCATAATCTTCGGCTTTCTTCCCGCCCCCTCTCTCGCACCTCCATTTTTCCCCATAATCCTACAAAAGTTTGTAAAACTGAAATAAAGTGATTATTCAGCCTTAAAGGTAATTGAAATAAAATATACTATTGATTAAAATATATTTGACAATTTACTTGCACTTTATTGCAGCCCTTTGTAATATTGCTCAATGTTTAACCAAAACCCATAAAAACATGACAGATTTAATCATTATTTCAGCGGGCACGATCATAGTTTTTGCCCTTACTTATTTCCTAACCCCTAAACCAGTAAACCAATGAAAAAGACATTGAAAGCAATTGGACTTGTAATTTATTACATCGTGGCATTAATCCCGATTTTTATTCTTGGCTATATGTTAGGCTTAAAACTAATCTAATCATTTAAACACACACACGAAATGAGAAAAACTATTGGAGTACTAGAAATGCTTAACTCTGCTAACAGAAAGTTAGCTAGGGAAGATGAATTTGCAACGCAAAAATTTAAAGCGGGAATCTGCTCAATGATTGAGGAGATTTTACATTGTAGTGGTAATTATCACGGATTTATTTTTTTACATCCCAATCAAGAAGTTGGAAGTCCTAACTATTATTCAAGACACTATTTGTCAAACCAAAACCTATCAAAATAATGGAAAATCTAACTATTGAAATTGCAAAAGAGTTTTTGAAATCCAAGGGATTCTATACCGAATACTTGTTTCACAGAAGCCTAGTGACCAAAAAGTACAGTGCAACAAATGAACAAGCGGAGAAGATTATAGCCGATGTTGTTACACAAGGAAATTTATTCGACATCATGGACAATGGTATTTTTATTCTTTGCGATTCTAATTTCATAAAGCCTTTTAATGAGGTTGATGAATTTGACATTCTAAAAATGTCTAGACAAGAGGTAATAAACTTTTTGTGTTACTATGACAGAAACGGAGTTTACAGAGATGAGGAGTGCGAAGACGAGTGCATTAGTCCCTTGACTTTGGAGGCTGCTCAAGAGTATGCTATAAGGTTTCTCGATGGAAATGGATGGGATAGCGAAGAGTATGGCGACCCAACGGAAAACCAACACTTCAGAAATGAACTATTAAAAAAAATTAATCAATAACTAAAACACTTACTAACATGAACACACAGAAATCATTTGCCTATTGTGAGGCAGTCGGAAAATCAAAAGTTTGGATGGCTTACGCTGAGAATTTCTCTTGCGTTGAAATCTTAGAAGAGGGGTTTAATCCTAATTCGGGTTATGTTTATTTATACCTTGAAATAGGTGTAACCATTGCGAGCCTAGTCGGTGGAGATGTCGAGTTTATCGTTTATGACGATGAGACAGATGCTGAAAGGTTTTTCGACACTTACCAAGAACTTGAGCAACATTGGGAGTCTGCTCAACAAGGTTAACCGAGGAGACTTCAGTAGTCGAAACAATTGGGGCGAAAGCCCCTTTTGTCTTAACCATAAACAACAAAAAGATGATTACAGAAATTAGAAAGAATAGCAAATGGGAGGCTTTAAAAGACTTCAACATTGGGATTGGTTCGCATAGTCAGAACCCAAACACAACAAGACTACTAATAAAAAAAGGGACTTTCCTAGTATGGGATGAAGACTCGCCAAATGGTAATGTTTGGTTTTATGTAGTAGTTGACGGAATAAAGCACAGAGGCTTAATACAATGCGGATGCATTTTGAATGCAGTAAAAGATAATAAAATCCAATTGATTGACAATGGCCAAGGTTTTGCCATTTATGGGGAATCGTATGTAAAAAGGTATGTAGACAGTTTGTAGGATCAGGACAAACCTTTTAATTTTTGCCTATTTTAAGCCCATTTAAGGCCTCTAAATTTTCGCCTATGTAACACCAGCCAAAAAAATATATCGTTTAACCAGCGGCTTAAAAATGCCATCCTTTGCCTTTCTAGGTTTCAAGGTGGCTATGCCATGCAGTCCGCCTATTGAGATAGGTAAGGAATCGCTTTGCCTATACCCCATAGTGTAAAACATGGCGGTTAGACCCATAGTGTAAAACAAAACCAGGTTGACCCCATAGTGTAAAACAGAACCGGTTCAACCCCATAGTGGAAAACAAAATCTCCTGGGGTGTTAGTGTAAAACAAAACCATTCAGCCCAGGATATTACCCTTAGTGTAAAACAAAATAAATTTTATAATTCACTTGCATTTGTTGTGCAGACTCTTGTACCTTAGCATCATTAATCACTTAAACACAAACACAATGTTAAAAGATTACCACTTTACCCTTGACCAATCAGGCTTTAGCCTGGAGCTTGAATCCTTCACCAACGAAGGCATTGTCTTAGACCTTTACTTCGGTAATGGTAAGTCCCTTACCCTAGAATTGTACGATGACCTCAACGAGCGGTTTACTGACCACTATCGGGTTATCTGTGCCATCCTTGATCCTTTTATTGTTGAACAACTAGAAGCCAATGTAAGACAATGCTTTACGAAATGATGACTGCCACCGAGTACGGTGTACTACGGGGCTTTACCGAAAAATCTACACGTGTTCACCAGATTATCCGCTCAGGTGTATGGCCTGAGGAATGGGTATATCCTCCTAAGAGATTAGGAAATCAATGGGTTCTATTTGTATCAACTAACTGGATTAACAATGGTAGAGGAAAAAATTGAGCAATGGATACTAGAGAACTTTGGGGAAGTACCCCATAGTGAAAAAATAGAGATTCTGAAGACCTTCGAAATGTATTGGGATGAGATTAGTTACCGATACGCAGAGATGAAAACACTAGAAAAATATAAACACTTAAAACGATGAAAGAACTAATTCTAATTCAAAACGAGCTTAAAGCTCCCAAGAGCCAATTTAACGCATTTGGCAAGTATAAGTACCGATCCGTAGAGGATATTCTTGAGGCGGTAAAGCCTTTGCTATTGAAGTATGAATGTACCTTGACTATTGAAGACGAGGTAAAAGAAGTTGGCGGTCTTGTCTTCATAGAAGCTACTGCATCTATTCAGGTAGACAAAGAAAGCAGAACTGAAGGCAGAGCCGTTACTGCCCAGGCAGGCATTGACATCAACCGCAAGGGTATGGATGTTGCGCAGTCGTACGGAAGCTCATCGAGTTATGCTCGAAAGTATGCGCTTAATGGTCTTTTCCTCATCGATGATACAAAAGACCCTGATTCTACCAACGATCATGGTGGTAAAAAAGAGGAGTTAACTCCATCTCATGTAAAGTGGCAAGGAGCAAAGGATTCTTTGGCTAATGGCAAGGTTACCTTAGAGCAAATTAAGTCGGTTTATATTCTTACAGCACAAAACGAAAAACTTCTATTATCATGAACTTTAAATGTAGAGCAAGTGCCCTTGGTCAATTGATGACTAACGCACGGAGTAAAACAGAATCATTGTCTCAGACAACTAAAAGCTACCTAGAGGATTGGTACAAGGAGCAGATTTACGGAGTAAAGAAGCATATTAAGAGTAAGTACATCCAGAAGGGATTGGCTCTTGAAGATACGGCTATCGAGTTTTACTCGGTAGCTATGAATAAGGACTTTATGATAAAGAACCTAGATCACTTCGAAGATGATTTCTTCACAGGTACTCCCGATTGTTTTCACGAGGGTATAGTCTATGACTTTAAAACCTCGTGGGACTGCTTTACTTTCCCTCTGTTTGACGATAGTCCCGACATGGGGTACTACTATCAACTCCAGGTTTATATGCACCTGACTGGCTTAAAAAAGGCTAAGTTGGTGTACACCCTTCAGGACACTCCAGAGTTCTTGACTTACGAGGAGCCTGTAAGCTACTCCCATGTGGAAGATAAGTACAGAATCAAGGAGTTTGACATTGAGTATGACCCCCAGGTAATTGAGACGGCTAAGGCTAAGGTATTGGAGTGTAGAGAGTATTTAAAGTCTATGGCGGTATGACATCACTAACTCAAGAACAGAAAGACGAGATAGCTAGGCTATATAAACTTAAAGTAATGAATAAGAATATAGCTACTATACTAAATATTAGTAAGCATCTAGTTAATAATTATATATACAAGGAGTATCTGTTGACCAACGAGAGAGCCAAGAACACTTGCTCTCACCTTAAGTCTGCGGATCAGGTTCTTGAATTATATAAGAAAGGTCTACCATATAAAGAAATTATGTATATGACTGGTGTAAAATACCATCATTTATGTGATATTCTCAAACTGACCGATGAGAGAAGAGTAAAGTCTCTTAGTATAAAAATAGTGAGACAAATCGAGCGTATGGTAGCGGAAAAGTGGAGGACTTGCGACATCGCAAAAGAGCTGAATCTAGACTACAACAGAGTCTCACATTGGGTTCGAAAAGCCAAGAAGGAGGGTGTACACTAGTTTACACTAAGTGTACACCTAAGTGTAAACCAAAATCGGCCTCCATTGGCTCCAATCGCAATAAGTGAACACTTTGAACACTTTTTGACAAAAATGAAAAAAAATAAATTTTCACCTAGTCAAAAAAAATATATTCTAAAAAAAAGTGTAAACTTGTAAACCTAGGGCAAAAAACGGCCTAAAATCTGCGAAATTAGAGAGTATAGGCGGTTTTGGGGGGTTTACACTAGGTGTAAACCAAGTGTAAACTTGTGTACACTTTTTTTCCCAAAAATGCCATTTTTCTATAAACCTTTGTAAAACACGAAAATGAATGTAACGCTAGGAAGAGCAATCAATTTACTGAACTCAGGGTTCAGCGTAATGCCCATATCGGAGGGTAAAAAACCTCTGATTTTATGGAAGGAATACCAAACAAAAAAGATAGAAAAGTCAGAATTAGAGAAGCTCGAATCCAAGACCAAAGGGTACGGTATTATAACTGGTTATTATAATGTTGAGTGTATAGATGTAGATTTAAAGGTGTTTCCAACCATCCAAGATGGAAAGAAGTTTTGGGGTGAGTTTGTGTCATTTATATCTGATCATATTGATGACTTTAATAGAAAGTTTGTTATATATAAGACTATAAATTCGGGTTATCATATTATATATAGATGCTCTAAAGTTGAAGGCAACAGAAAGCTTGCAACGCTGAAGGGACATTCTCAAGCCTTAATTGAAACTAGGGGCACGGGTGGTTATATCTATATCTATGACAACCAAGTCTCGGAGATGTCTTATGAGCAAATCCAGGAGATTACAGAAGAGGAGAGAGACATTCTGTTTAGCCTATGCCGATACTTCCACTACGATGAAGCCAAGGTGGAAGTCAAGGTGGAAAATACAGAGTATAGCGGATTGACCCCTTGGGAAGATTACAATCAGAGAAACAGAGTCCTAGACTTGATTGCAAATGAGTTCACCGCAGTCAAGCATTTGACCGACCGCATAGTGATAAGAAAAACTAATTCTAAGGATGCCTTGCATGGATTTATCTACAAGGATACTGGACTATGTTATCTCTTTACCACGGCCACGATTTACCCTCATGAGAGCCCTTTGACTCCGTTTAGTATCTACGCTTACAAGTACTTTAATGGTGACTTCTCTGCTGCTGCTAAGGAGTTGTACAAGGAAGGCTATGGAGAGCGGAAGATTCGAAAGGTAGAGATTGAGAAGATTGAGATCCCTAAGGAAGACTTGATATTTCCGATTGATGTGTTTCCAGAGTCAATACAGAGTTATATTCTGTTAAATCAGAAAACACTTAATCATTCTATTGACTACATGGGATGTAGCTTACTTTGGCTTCTGTCGCTCTGCATTGGTAACGCTTGCAAGGTGGAGGTAAAGACAGGCTGGCGAGAGTCTTGTAACATTTGGATTGGCTTGATAGGTAAGGCAGGACTAGGTAAGACCCCTAGTATAAATGCCATAATCTTCCCGATTGCTAAGAAGAATAGTTTTGAGATTAAGCATTTTCAGAACGAGTACAAGAAGTACAAGGAGTACGAGAAGCTTAGTGCAAAGGAAAAGAAGGATGTGGAGGAAGTTAGGGAGCCTGTAAGAAAGCAGTTGATAGTAAATGATATCACTGTGGAGGCCTTAGCGGATTTGCACGAGGAAAACCAAGTAGGCATTGCGGTATTTAAGGATGAGCTAAACGGCTGGATCAAGGACATGAACAAGTACAAGCCTGGTTCTGATCTTGAGTTTTGGCTGTCTTGTTGGTCGAACCAAGCAGCGATTCTAACAAGGAAGACTGCAAAGAGTAGCTTTGTGCAGAGCCCATTGATTCCTGTGCTTGGTGGTATTCAGCCTGGTATATTCTCGCAGATATCAACGATGGAAAACAAAGACAACGGATTCCTAGACCGATTGCTAGTGAGCTACCCTGATAAGGAGATTGAGCATTACAACAAGAACTCGATTGACCAAGAGATATTGGATTGGTACGAGGCTTACATTAGTCAGTTCTATAACCTAGTGAGAAACCAAGTCTTGCAGTACAATAAGTTTGGAGAGATTGAGAGTCGGATTATTAGATTTGATAGCCAAGCAGATATTGAGTGGGAAAGGATATTCAACAACATCACAGACTTGCAGAACTCTGATGATATATCAGAATATGTGAAGTCGATGTTGAGTAAGCAAAAGGCATATGTTCCTAGATTTGCTATGCTAATTAATACGCTTTGGTCATTTGAGACAGGCAAGAACTTTGACTTTGTTACTATGGATTCATTGCTGAAGGCAGAGAAGTTGAGTAACTACTTTATTGCAATGTCCAAGAAGATTAAGGTTAGCAGCTTGGAGTCTAATGAGCTTAGTGAGATTATTCGGTCTATGAAGAATGAGTCCATAGAAAAGAAAATAGAGATGATTCATAAGACCATCCCTGATTTTAATCGCTCTGAGTTAGCAGAATTATTGAATGTTAGTAGAACCACTATTTATAAACACTTAAAGAAATGATTGAAGCACTAGACGAAGTATCAGAAATCCCATTTGAAGTATTTTGGGATAAGTACATGGAAGCAAGACCTGGACACTATCACAAGACTTACACACAAGGTGTTTGGCTAAAAATGAGAGAAGCAAATAGGGTTCTTGCATTTGAATACCTTTGCAGGTTTGGAACAGACTATAAGACTCCATTTGCACATTTAGAGGCTTTTGATTTGCCGTTTTAAGATGAGACATGGATCACTATTTAGCGGAATAGGAGGCTTTGATTTAGCCTCCGAATGGATGGGATGGGAGAATGTTTTCCATTGTGAGTGGAATGAGTTTGGACAGAAAGTTTTAAATTATTATTGGCCTAAAGCAATATCATATCATGATATCACAAAGACAGATTTCTCTATTCACAGAGGAACAATTGACATCATTACCGGTGGATTCCCATGCCAACCCTATTCAATGGCAGGAAAAAGAAAAGGCAAAGAGGATGAACGCCATTTATGGCCCGAAATGCTTAGAGCAATACGAGAAATTCAACCGACATGGGTCGTGGGCGAAAATGTTCTCGGACTTGTTAATTGGG